GCGGGCGTGCGCGAACACCGAAGTGAAGATTGTGAGCCTCGAAACGGGAGAGATCACGCCGATTGGAGTGCAAGGGGAATTGTGCAGCCGGGGATATCTCGTAATGAAGGGTTATGACCAGGAGGCCGAGGCGACGAAGCGGGCTATCGATGAGGACGGATGGCTGCATACGGGCGACCTGGCGACGATGCGGCAAGACGAATATTTCCGCGTGACCGGCCGCGCGAAAGATATGATCATCCGCGGCGGCGAGAACATCTATCCACGCGAAGTAGAGGAGTTTCTGCATACCTGCCCGAAGATCGCCGACGTGCACGTGATCGGATTACCGCACGAGAAGCTGGGCGAGGCGGTGGCGGCCTGGATCAGGTTGAAGGAGCCAGCCACGGAGGACGAGATCCGCGAGTTCTGCCGAGGCAAGATCGCGCACTTTAAGATTCCCGAGTACATCCGGTTTGTCGAAGAGTTTCCGATGACAGTGACCGGTAAGATTCAGAAATTCAAGATGCGCCAGTTGGAGATCCGGCAGCGCGGGTTGGAAGCGGCGGCTCGAGTGGAAACGGCATGACATCCGTGGACGACGCCCAGGTGTCGTAGCCGGGCGCGCTAGGGTATGACAAACCAGGGTCTTGCTCCACTGGAATTTCTCATCCGAATAGTACTGGCGATCGTGTTAGGAGCTGCGATCGGCATCGAGCGCCAGTTGCGCCAACATGAAGCGGGGCTGAAAACGAACGCTCTGGTGGCAGCCGGATCAGCGATTTTCGTTGGGATCTCGTATCAATTTGGGGGACCCGATCGGATTGTGGCACAAATTGTGACGGGAATTGGATTCCTGGGTGCGGGCATCATCATGCGCGATGGATTGCATGTCCGGGGGTTGAACACCGCGGCTACATTGTGGTGTTCGGCGGCGATTGGTGCGATGGCAGGGACTGGGAATCGTGTAATATCGACGATCGCCGCAGCGATGGTAGTCATCGCGAACATTGTGCTGCGCGAGATCGCGGAGGTGATCGACAAGCATCACGCGAGCGCTGAGGCCGCTGGAAAATCGACCGGCACGAAGGGTCAGTAAGCGCAGTCACGGAGAACTGGAAAGAAATATAACTCATCTTTTCAATTATTTATAGGCCTGTCGCGATCTGGCTGCAAAGTACGCTGATAGATTCGTTGGCAGGAGAGAGTTGTTGGGGGCGCTTCCCGGTGGGAGGCGCCCATTTTTTTGTGCCGAGATGGTTGCGAAACGAGCAAGTAGAGAGCCGAAACCCTTGGAGGAAAGCCGTAAAGACAAGGTCACAAGGCTGCTTGAAGAGATCGAAAAGAAGCTGAAGGCAGAGAGTAAAGCAACGATGTCGGATTATATTCGGCTGCTACAACTGGAGCGCGAGCTGGAGGAGAACGAGCCGCCGCGGGAGATCATCGTCACGTGGATAGACTCGACAGGGACACACGACGGAGAGGAATAGCTTACTCGCCGCTGCCCTCGCAAAGAAGATTTCACAACGCACAATCGAGATTCAAGGGGTTTTCGGGGCCGGTTGGGTCGGGGAAGAGCCAGGCGCTCTGTCAAGAGGCGATCAAGCTGAGTTACTTGAATGGCGGACGGCTAGGGCTGGTTGGCGCGCCAACTTACCCGATGTTACGAGATGCAACGCTGACCAGCTTTATAGAGGTGTTAGGGGTTAACAGCATACCGTATGAGCTAAACAAGTCGGAATCGGTGGTGCTGATGAAAGAGACAGGCTCAAGAATCCTGTTTCGGGCAGTGGACGATTTCGAAAGGCTGCGCGGAACCAACCTGGCTTGGTTCGGCCTGGATGAGCTCACTTACACGACTGAAGAGGCCTGGCTGCGGCTCGAAGGCCGGTTACGTGATCCCGCTGCGAAGCATCTATGCGGGTTCGCGGTGTGGACGCCTAAGGGTTACGACTGGGTTTATCGACGGTTCCTGCGGGAGCGCGTTGAGGGGTATGAAGCTGTTCTGGCGAAGCCGTTCGAGAATCGCCACATCCTAGACAGGGTGCCGGATTTTTACGAGCGACTGAAGAACAGTTATGACACGCGATTCTTTCAGCAAGAGGTACTGGGCGAGTATCTCAACCTGCACTCCGGCTTGGTGTATCAGTCGTTCGACCGGAATCGGAACGTGAAGACACTCGTTGTTAATGCAGCCGAATCCCTGTTCTGGGCGTTGGACTTCAATGTCGACCCGATGAGTTCGGTGGTAGTTCAGAAAACAGGCGGCGAGGTACAAGTGCTGGATGAGATTGTTTTGAGCCGGGCGACGACATTCGAAGCATGTGAGGAATTTCACTCGCGGTATCCGAATCATTCGGCCGGCGTAGTGATCTATGGTGACGCTTCCGGCAAGCGCATGCAGACCAGCGGAACGTCTGATTACCAAATCATCAAGGACTACTTTCGAAAGGCCGGCCATCTCAACGTGCGTTTTAAGGTGCCTATGAGTAATCCGAGCGTTCGAGAGCGCGTGCTGTTGGTTAATTCAAAGCTGCGCGCGGCGGATGATACGAGCGAGCTGTTTGTCGATCCGCGATGCAAGGAACTGATCCGGGATCTTGAAGAGGTTTTATACAAGCCGAACAGCAATGTGGTTGACAAGGAACGCGACCCCAAACGCACGCACTTGTCTGATGCGTTGGGATACGTGATGTGGCAGGAATGCAGACCGCAGACGGCATTCGGTGAGCAGGGCAGACGGCTTCTGTAATGAATTGAGTTCCGATGATCGGGGAAAACACAATTTTATTCATTGAGCACGAGCATCCTGAGTACGTCGCCAAGCGAGCGATGTGGAGACAGTATCGGGACCTCTATGTGGGAGGCGAGCAGTTTCGGGTGAACGCAGAGCGTTACCTGGTGAGACGACAGAAGGAACCCGGCGACGTTTACGCGGAACGCTTGATCCGAACGTTTTACGAGAACTACATTGGATCGATTGTGGACTGGTACACGGCTACGTTGTTTCGTAGAGAGCCGGTGCTGACGTTTGATGGCGAGAACGAACGCGCCAAGAGGTTCTTCGCGGAATTTACAGAAGATAGCGATTTGAAAAGCTGCAATTTCGCGGAGTTCTTTCGAAAGCAGTTCGTGGAGGCGCTCATCTGCGGACGCAGCCATATCGTGGTGGATTTTCCGAGAGCGAACGGATCCGCGTGGACGCAGGCTGAAGAGGACGCCCAGGGCGCTTCCCGCGCCTACCTGGTAGGCTACGCGGCGGACGACCTCGTGAATTGGAGCTACGACGACCAGGGCCAATACGAGTGGGTGGTGCTGCGGACATCGGGTCTGAGGAAACGAAAGATCGACGATCCGGTGTGGGAGAAGCAGACTCGCTGGGTGTATTACGACAAGACGAGCTTCCGCATTTTCGAACGCGCAGACAAAGAGGGCAACCAGAGTGACGTGGAAGTGGTGGCTGAGGGACGCCACGGAATGGCTAAGCAGGGCAAAGTCCCACTGATCGACGTGCGGATCTCGGAAGGGCTGTGGCTATTGAACCGGGCCGCGTCGCTGCAACTGGAGCATTTCAACAAATCGAACGCGCTGGCATGGGCGCTGACCATGGGGTTATTTGCGATGCCGGTGATCTATTCGGAGCGCGATTGGAACCAAGTGGTGGGGGAATCTTATTACATTCAGCTCGGCCCGCAGGACCGGTTTGGCTGGACGGAGCCCCAAGGAAATGTCTATCAGATTGCGGCCACGAACCTGACGAGTTTGCAGGAAGAAATCTACCGCGTTTGTTACATGGCGCAAGCCGGAGGAGATCTGTCAGGAGCGGGCTCGCAGTCGGCGCTCAGCAAGCAAATGGACTACGCCATCACGCAAGAAGTGTTGCGCGCTTACGGTGATGCGGTGAAGGACAGCATGAAACGAGTGCTGCGGGCCGTTAATGTAGCGCGAGAAGACGGACTGACTATTGACGTCTCGGGGATGGATGAATTTGACATCGGCGACTTCGCGACGGACTTGTCCGACGCGCGGGGATTTATGCAAATGGGGATCGACTCGCCGACGCTCAAGAAACAGATATTCAAGAAACTCGCCTTCAAGTACCTCTCGGATGTTCGGCAGCAAGTGAAGGATCAGATCGCCCGGGAGATTGACGAGCAAGTGAGTTAGAAATCGCCCGGCTACAAATTGAGCAGGCATGGGAGGCCTATGGAAGAGTCGAAACCAGAAGCGGTAGACGTGCGCGATGTCGTACGCGAGGCAATTCAAGAATTCGTAAGGGCGGAGCAGGTGAAATCGGAACCTGCATACAAAGCCGAGCTAATCGAGGAGCGGAAGCGCCGCGAGCAGCTGGAAGTTCGGTTGAACGATCTGGTGGAAGAGAACAAGCGCAGCCGGCATATCGCCGAAGAGGCCGAGAAGAGCGCGGCGGTCCGTGCCGAGTTGCAGCGGATGGGCGTTTCCAAGATCGACTTGGCGTATCGCGTGGTGAAAGACGATGTGCAGCGGAGTGAAGACGGGCGACTTATCGCGAAGGGGGACCAGGGCGAGCGACCGCTGCGAGAATACCTGACGCAGTTTGTCAACGACAATCCCGAGCTTTTGCCTGCGCGCATCGCGGGTGGCTCCGGAACGGGTCCGGTACAGAAGGCCACGACGAGCGGAGGCGGATTGGACCTGGACAGAATTCGCCCCGGGATGAGCGCCGAGGAATTGGACCGGGCGCGGCAGGAGGTCGCGCGGGTAGCGAGCCAGGCGATGAAGGGGCAGTAAGACGCAATATCCGGCAGATCCAAATAGCCGGAGTCAGAAGAGATGAAAGCAGGATAAAGGAGCAAAGATGCCAGCAATTACATCAGCAAATGTTGCAAACGCCATTGTCAAGTTAGTAGCGGTGGACGCGTTGCCGGCCCTGATGAGCAACCTTGTAATGGGAAATCTCGTTAACCGGGACTATGAACCGACTTTGGCGCAAGCAGGCGACACTGTCAACATTCCCATTCCGCCGACACTAGTGGCGAACAACATTGCGGAGGGTGGCACGGTTCAGACGCAGAACCCGAATTTGGGTAATGCGCAAATCGTGTTGAACACGCACGCCGAGGCGACGTTCCAAATACCGGATGTGACGAAAGTCCTCGCGGTGCCCGACTTACTCAGGCTTTACATGCAACCCGCCGTGGTGGCACTTGCGGAACGGATCGAGAGCGACATGCTGAATCTCTATTCGCAATTTACGGCCAACGCGCCTATCGGAGCGGCAGGCATGGCGATCACGGAAGCGGCGATTGATGCGGCCGAGACGGCCTTGTTCGCGGCGAAGGTTCCAGCGACAGCGGGCAAGTATCTTGTCGTGGATCCTGCAACTTATTCGGCGTTGCGACAAATCCCGCGGTTTAGCGAATACTACACGGCAGGCGACGCGGGTCTACGCGCGCTGGTGGAAGGCGCGGTCGGCAAGATGAAGGACTTCTTTATCTTTCGGTCACAGCTAGTGAGCAAGACGGGCAGCGGCCCGGTGACGACTCACAACCTGGCGTTCTCGCGGAATGCCATCGGACTGGTAGTCCGGCGCCTGCCACAACCCCTGCCGGGAACTGGAGCCATCGCGGAGTACGCCGAACTTGGCAATTTCGGTCTCCGCGTGGTGATGAGTTATCAACCAAACACACTCTCACAGCAGTTCACGGTGGATGTGTTGTATGGCGCGGCGGTACTACGAAACTCTTTCGGCGTGCAGGTATCCAGCTAGACTACGGAAAATTTGCAGAGCGCGAGAGCGGGCACTACGATAAGTCCGCTCGCGCTCTTCGAAAGGAAGGCGCAATGGATCTGAAAGCTTATTACCAGAAACTCCGGAAGGCCGAACAGGACATCGCGGATGAGCATGTGGTGGTGGTGAGCCACGAGACGTCAGATGGCGGCAAGGCGGGGATGAAAACAGAAGTAAGCCGGGAAATCGCCGCGATGGTGATCGTGGAGGGACGCGCTCGGCTGGCGACAAAAGAGGAAGCGGCACAGCATTACAAGGCAGTCGCAGACGCGAGGAGACTTGCGGAGCAGGCCGCACTGTCTGGAAAGGTTCAACTAAGCGTGATCTCCGAAAGCGATATTCGTGCCATCAAAGGAGCGCTTCGGCAGGACAAGTAGCAGGATTAAAGCACAATGGCCTTATTCACGGATGGACCGCTCAACGGGTTGCAAGATTTACAGCATTACGAGAACTCGATCCTGGAAGTGGCCGGTACCGAGGGGATTGATCTGGGCGCGAAGCTGAACCTGGCGCAAGACGAGCTCGAGAGTCAGTTAATGCTCTTCATCTTGCGGCATCCACTCCGGGACATGAAAGCAACAATTCGGAGATCCATCGGTCTCCGGGATGTGGTTGTCACTAGTTCATTAAAGCAATGGCACGCGCTGGCTACTCTGGCGGCGATCTACCGGGATGCTTACAACAATCAACTCAATGACCGGTACCTCGGCAAATGGAACGAGTACCAGCGACTTGGCCACATAGCCTCAACTGACTATTTTCAGCTCGGCGTGGGAATTGTAGCCGATCCGATTGTCAAGGCAGCCAGTCCCACACTTACGCCAGTGGCAGGGGCGGGCGCGGGCGGCAGTTACTTCGTCGCGGTGTCCTGGATAAACATCGACGGGCAGGCAGGCGCGCCGAGCGACGTTCAAGTAGGCACAACGGAAGCAGGGATGCAGCTAGAAATTGCGGCGGTAAATCCTCCCTCGAATGCTGCTAACTGGAATGTATACGCCGGGACTACAGCCAGCAACATAGCGCTACAGAATTCCCTGCCGATTCCCGTGGGCAATACGTGGATGCTTCCGTCAATTGTCGTGGCGGCGTCGGCGCCGGGGGAAGGTCAAACTCCAGAGCAATTCTTGGTTCACGACCGCTTACTTCAAAGAGGCTGACACAATGTCGTCAATCGGTAGCATCACAACGCGGAAGGTGGTTGACCTGCTTGGAAGTGAAGCAGGGATACCCGCGAGCATCGCGGCGCTTTCCTCCAGTGAGCAAACACACGTGCCGGCATTCTCAGGGAAGCAAGTGATTGCTCAGAATGTGGCACCGGAAGTGGCGGAACGCAGCACCGGAGCGAAGTATCCCTTAGTGCACATCTACTGCAACAAGTTGTCGAACTTACTGACTGAAAAATTCCGGACTTTCTCGGGCCAAGCCCAGATGGTGGCCGAGGTACGGGTGTCACAGGATCGATTGGAAGGGTTGGAATCAGCAGCCCAACTATACGCAGACGCAGTAACCCAAGTACTTGATGGATCGCGCGGAGACTGGGGTGATGGAATCTTCTTCTGCGGCGGTTACGAAATCGCCTACGGACCGGTGAAGGCGGGTGGGAAGAACTTCATACAGATCGCGAAGATCACCTTTGTACTTGAAGTGAGTGATTAAGAAAGAAGCTGAGTAAGTATGGCCTACGTATCGTCTAACAACAATCGTTTCTACGTAGCACTCGAACAGGACTATGGGTCAGTAGCTGGGATCACAGCAGTGAATCGGATCCCGGCCGTCAAGCTCACGATGAAGCAACTTCCCGAGAAAGTCCAAAGGAAGGACAAGACGGGCTCGCGGACATTCGTCGGTTTGCCGTCGAAGCTCCGGAAATCGACGAGCTTCGATTTGACGACCTACATGAGCAGTTGGACCGATCAAACGACAGGGCCGCCACACGGTCCACTTTTTCAGGCGGGGCTGGGAGCGCCGCCGCTGCTTTGGATGGGGGGAACAGCAGCCACGCCACCCGATCCGTCGAAGGTAACGTTTGTCAGTGCGCATGGTCTGGCACCCGGGCAGGCACTATCTAACGAAAGCGAGATCCGGTTTGTCGCGGCGATAGTGAATGCTAACACG